CCAGCACTGCTTCAAGATCCAGAGGAATCATTATCACATTTCCAGGCGAAACGTTAGCTTCGGTGGGGCGCGCGTTCCACCATGCGATCACCCACCAATAGGTGGGATCACCATAATGTTGTCGGGCTAAATTGTAATATCTATCGCCATATTTCCAAATATGCGGGATAGTAGCTATTGAAGCTCTGTCAAAAACAGAGGGATTGATTAGTCGCGGAGTGGCGTACTGGGTTATGGATCTCACGCCATTTCGCTTTTCTCTCAAGAATTCATAGAATTCTAGATTATTGTTGAATATTCTATCGCCTATATATCTTGGCATTGTTAATCGCTACCTGCACCGAAGACGCCGGCGAGGAGATCCTCTGTGATCATCTGGTCGTAACGAGCCTCGTTTTGAGTGGCAGACATACCTGCGCGTGCCTGATCCATCCAGCTCTGATGTCCCGCCGCCGCTGCGGCCGCCTGATCGCGATCAAAGTTGTCGTATGCGCTCTCGACGCTCCTGTCGTACTGGCGGCCGGCGCGGGCTGAAGCGCGAGCATCCATGCGCGCCTCTACACCTTGAGCCCACTTGGCAATTCGAGTATCTGTGGCGGCCTGGGAGGCGGCGCCGGATTCGCTATCAGAATCTGATTGAGTGGGAGTGGGTTCCGAATCTTCCTCCGGGTTGATCGTTTTCTCCATGTCAATGCCATACACATGATTCGTCTTATTGTTCCGCCAGCCCATGTTGTCTTCGTGAATAATCATAAAATCTAAAGCTATGTCGATCGCTTTAGGAATAACGCCCGTTACGCTGGTGGGATCAAGTTGGGGCTGAGGGGATCCCAGCTCTTCAGCCAAGCGAGCATCAGTCTCACTTAGTTGTCCGGAAGTTCCGGGATGAAAAACGCCGACATCGGGATTGTCCAGATTGTGAGCGACAGACATGCTTTTGATAATAGTGAGGGCGCCCTGCATAGCAGTCATCAGTCCCGCACCAAACATTTGATCATAAGTGTTGCTCTCGGCTCCATCGGTCAGAAGGTTCATTACCTTTACCCTCACTAATGGGCTCTGTGCTAGCGTGATGGCGTTGCCGGTGTCCACATAGGTGGGATACAAAAAAGATCGCAGTACATCAACACGATATAGATTTTCAAAGCCCTCACTCGGGGTAGCAGCCACCACCTTGAACGATAAAGTAACGTTGCGAGTAGTCTGCTTAAACATGGCGATAGGATCGACGCGTCCAAAAACAGTTTCAGTCGCCCAATCAGAGGAAAAAGTCTCGTTAAAAGCAGTTATATATGCTTTGAAATTAATAGTTTTTCCCGTGGGAACATGCTCAAAGCCAAGCTGTAATCCCGAATTGGCATATGCATCGGTTGTGTCGACAAAATTATTAAATTTTGTGCGATCTTTTGTGAGCTTTTTGGAGTTAAAGTCCTTCAGATACTCCTCCAGCATGTCAATGGCCATTTTATAATTCTCCTTCTATTCTGCGCTCTGAATCGCTTCAACCACAAGCTTGCCCGTTGTGTCGCGACTTAATTTAACTACCTTATTGTCAAATAAATCGGTATTAAAATCTAATTTAATGGTACCCAGGAGGCCTCCACCAGGAAGGGAGCCGGCGCTGGCACCAGACGCCGGACTAGGGGCGGTAGAGCTTTTCTTCTCATCGATTCGACCAATCAGAATCTCGGCCGACTTGGCCGCCAGATTGGCGGCGCTCATCGTAGCTGTCAATGCTTCGGCTTTTGCCTCTGGTATTTCAGCCATTGCGCCGGCAATCTGTGTAAGCATAGTTGACAGCGCCTCTCCACCGGAAGCTTCGAAGCCTTTCCCAATATTAGTTAACTTATCTAGCTTATTCCCATCAACCTTATCTAGCTCAACCGCTATTTCGCCGAATAGGGCAGCTAGGGGGGCTAACCCAGCCGTGGCGAGGACTCCTCCTTGACCTATTTGGGACATAAAAGCGGTAAAAATGGCGATCTTTTCTCCACTAATAGCATTAAACAAGTTGGCAAGGCCGTTTGCCATGTACCCGATTCCGCCAGTGATCATGCCGATTGCCGCACCAACAGCTAACATCTTTAGGGCAAACGCGCCGGCGCCCTTAGAGCCCATTTGCATCTTCTGACCTGAGCGCAAAGCTGAGTTTCCAACACCTTCATTGGCGACAATTTCCTGCGGTGCTGTGGCAATTTTCTTTAAACTAGCGGCAATTTGGCGATTTGTCGCGAGAGTTAGCCCTTTGATGGCGAATGATACCCCAGCGAAGATCAACGGCACCCCGGCCATGACGATCAGGGCTATCTCCCAGTTTTTGGCAACGGTAACCAGGATCCCTGCCATGAACTTGATCGCGCCGGAAACACTATTGATTAAAGGCTTGTTGTTCTGGAGCCAGTCCATCCATATGTGAGCTTCAACCATCAAATCTTCTAAAATTGGAGCCACTTGCGCCAAAAATGAGTTAAACTTCTCTTGAAGGCTCATTGTGGCCTTAGCTTCTTCGGCTAGCTTTTCATAGTCAGCGGCGCTTTTTTGAGTTGCGCCCGACATCATGTCCATATTGCCCGACATCATGAGGGCTAAGTCGCCCACATCTGAAAGACCCATTGATTCGGCATAGAACTTTCTCTGATAATATGACATATCGTCAAAGGTGAGGCCTGTTTGGCTGATTGCGTCACGCATTTTTTCAAATCTCGAAACAGGATCAGTATCCATCATCATGTCCATGGCATTCACAAAGTTGCCACCAAGTGCGGCGTTTAGCTTACCGGTCATTTCGGCTGCAGATTCAAATGTGTCAAATTTGTTTGTAATGCTTAATACCTTCTCCATTTCCATGCCGGTAATCTTAGAGACCCGGGCCAATTCTTTGAAAGCTTGCGGGCCGTCGCGGCCAAGTTTAGCTAACTGACCACCCATTTTAGCATAGTCGCCGGCGAGCTTCTTAGGCTCAATTCCCAGCGCCTTGGAGGTCTCAAGAAGCTCTCTTGCTGTCTGCTCGCCCTGCATCATGCTTTGACCGAACATCTTCATCGAGTTTTGAATGCCCTTCGCGAAATCCTCGCCTTGAACACCTAGTTTCTCTAACAATACGCCCGTTTGTGCAACACGTGTGCCGGCTTGTGCGCTTTCTAGGGAGAAGTCTGAAACTGTTCCAATCAAAGTTTGCGTTTGCTTGCTTACATCCTCCATTGTAGCGCCAAAACGGCGCGTCTCAAGGTAGCTCTGCTTCATGCCTGCGTTATACTTATCGCCCATTCCAGTTTGACGCTGGAATGCATGGGTCACATTATCGACCGCGAAGAACACGTCAGTAATGGACTTCCTGAGCAAATTGAAGCCTTTCTTCAACTGTTTGAGTGCGGGGCCCTTGGCCATGCTAGCAAAAAGCATAAATGTTTCTTTAGGGCCGGCTGCGAGGGCCTGCTCCATGACTCGCCAGCTCTGGACAAGCTTAGAAGTCATAGGGTTAACCTTATCTAGGTTAGCCTTCAGCGTGGACATGGCATCTGCTTGTCTTTGCAGGTTCGTCTGGATCTTTTCATGCGCCTTGATCTCTGCATGCAACTGTTGAACGTTCTTGTCGCCCTCCTTGATGGCCTTTATGCGGAGAGCGATCTCCGCTCTATGATAGTCTTGGGCGGCCTGAAGCTTGAGGTTATTTTCTTCAAGGCCATTTCCCAGCTTATTGACCTGCTCCAAATAAGCTTTTGTCGTAGTTACGGCCTTTTCCAGGTGCTTGACGCTCTTCTGGCGATTATTAAGCTCTACCTCTGCTGCGACATTTATTTTCTCTTGAACGCCTCCCAAATCCTTTAGGGCTCTTAGCTGATCTTCTGTTAATTTCTTTATTTCTTCAGCTAGCTTCTTTTTGTCAGTTAAAGCTTGGAGTTCGGCGGCTATTTGGGCAGGTGTTTTTTCTTTTTCTTCTTCAGCCATAAAAAATCCTCACAACTATAGTTAAATAGTTTTAAGTTAAAAAAGCAAACGTTCGTATCATTACCGTTTGCGCATTCCCGGGGGTGGCATCGGCTGGTTATGCGCAGTTAACTGCTGAGCGTCGGCGCTCTCGCCCTTGGACGCTCTTTTCATGGCGGCGGCCTCTTCTTCTAATTGGCGAACAAGCCTCTCAACGAACCACTTTCTTAAGCCCACAGGCAGATTGTATGCCTCGCTAAATGACCAGCCTCCTGAATATTTTAAAAAGAAAAATGCCTCATAGACATTTTCCATATATTCATCGCTTAGGCCAAAAAAAGTCCGCAGTCAGCGGGACCTCCAATTCGGTCTCAAAGCCGCACTCATTGCAAGAGAAAAATTGGGTCAAATCAATATTGGGGGTTGCCAGAGCATAAGCAGTGCGTAAGTGCTGGGCATCCAAAGACGGGACGTTATCGACAAAATAGTTTAATGCTGCGGGAGAGTTATCGCCATTAACAGCTACTGTAATAAGTCTAAGTTGGCGTGTTACTGTGTTCTCTTCTTTGTTTCGTTTTCTCGCGTTTTCAATTTGCGCTAACAGCGCGCGTTCGTCGGATCCGTTTAAAAGCTTAAAGGTGACTTCAAACTTGGTCTTAGGAAGCACAGTGGAGAAGACTCCTCCCTCTTCTTCTTTGACGCCCAGCTCTTGACTTACAACACCATCGGTGATATTAGAATCAAAAAGATCAAAAGAATAGGACTGTGCTGTGTCGCAACTAGGGCAGTTAACTTGCGTCTTGTACTCGTTTCCGTAGCCGGAAATTCTTGCCGCAATCATAAGTGCGTTACGATCTCCCACTAAGAGGGAATCTGGATTAATACTCTTGTTGACAATCAAACTTTGAACCACTCGGTCAAGCGCGATTCCCTTCTTTAACAAGGCGCGAGAAGTGAGTAAGTCCTCCTCCTTAGCTGTCATTTGCTTTATCTCGATCGTATCCTCATTGTGGAGGGGATGACTTTCGGGATAAAATCGACCTTTCGATGGTAACTCTACAAACTCAGTAGGAATTACAAATGAAAAACCACCACTAGAGGCCGCCTGCTGTGTTGCCTGGGGGGCCGGATCTGTCGCCTGGGGGGTGGTCTGGCCCATGCGATCTCTATTTCTTGACAATATACACCTCTATATTATATATTATATATAAATATTATACTACGTTCCGCTACTAATGTTAAATGCGGACTGGGAAGCATCACCATTCAATGCGGATGCGCCACCAGCGACCTCAACTCGGGCCCAATCATATTTAAGTACCAGATCGAGCTGGATAAGATCATCGGAGCCATATTCTAAATCTCCGAATTTAACCTCTGTAATGAATGCATTCCACAGTTTCCACGTTTCAATAGCCGCGCCGAGAGCATCTAGCTGAGTAATAGTTACATCGCCGAGTGCACCAACAGACTGGCCCTTGGAAATAGTGGCCAAAGCCGCTGGATCAATAGCGTTTCCAGGCACAACATATCCAGACTGCTCTAAAATTCGAGCCAATGTGACTGTCATGTCGGGGCTGACCGGATCTACAAGGCTTAAGCTTACATCCTGCCATGTAACCGAACCAGGATAATAGAATGTATGGTTCAAATACTTGTGCTCAGTTGTTGAAAGCTGAAAAGCTGGCTTAGAAACAGTCTTTGCGTACCACAGCACGCTTCCGTTTCCGTTTGGATCAGTGATGTTGTTGAAACTCACTTGAAATCTAAATTTTCTTTTGGGATCCTTTGTGGTAGAATCATGGGCCTCGGTCCAGAATGGCATATTTTGTTACTCCTATATTTTTAACTAGTATTTCTAATGTTTTTTAGTCATCAAAAGATGCACCCGTAGATGCGATTACGAAATCAATTGCGATGAACTCAATTGCTCTCGCCGGCTTAACCATGATCTTCGCGTAAAGAACGTTCTGATCAATTAAATCGGGAGTGGTAGTGCTACTATCTAAGATTAAGCGATAGTCTGTGATACCAAACTGAACTTTGACGTTAGCCAACAGAGGCTCAATAAGGCCCTTGAAACGAAGCCATGTGGCCTCTACATTCTGCTCAAAAAGAACCTGTGTGGAAAGAATCGAAATCTGCTTCTTCAAGTAGATGACGAGCCTTCTCACGTTGATTCTATCTAGTGCGCTTTGGCGCTCTTGGAGAGTCTTCTGTCCAAACACCACAATTCCACTAGATGGGAAAGACGCGATTGGATTGATTCGATTATCATAGAGCGTATCGCGCTGTTTAGACGTCAATCTCTCTGTGATATTGACAATCGGGATTCCTGCTGCGCCATCGGAAAGACCACCGCGATTAAATCCTGCTGGAGCGAACCAGACATCAGACTTCTTCTGTGAGCTTGCCAGTGTGCCCATCATTGCGACAGAGGGCGGGATCCAAACAAGCTGGCCAGTACTGACGTCGCGTGTCTGAACCCATGGGTAGAACGTACAACCGTAACTCGAATCAATTCTACGATCTCTCAGAGCTGTTCCGGCGGCCTGTGGTGTTGTTCCGATTCTTGCTGTCTTCGCCAATCTCTCTTCATGTGGAGGAATGTAAACGTTAGCAAGATCAATAATTGCCATGGCATCCGAGCGCTCTTCACAGACGTTTATCATATGTGTTGTAAGCGAATCGTGAGTGAGCCCAGGAGCGGCCAGAAGGTTCATATTGATAAATTCTGGATCTGCCACTGTGTCGATGGCGCGCTTATAAGTGTTATAAACGTAGCTGTTCTCTTGGGTAGAAGCGTTGCTAAGTGACTTGTTGTAGAAAGGATCAGGCTTGAAAATGTCTACTGCGTCGAATCCACCCCAGAAAGGAGCGGTGAAACGTCTCAGCTCGGCTGTGTCCAGCAATGCGGTCGCGCCGTTAACAGCAGTATAACTAACGTCCAACTTACGAGAACCAGATACGAAAGCATATCCGCCATCATTCGAGAAGTACTGAATATCATCCATGGTGAAGATATACGAATACGAGTCAACAGCCGAGACAGTACTTCCGATAGGATCACTATTCAAGGACGTAAGCCAAAGTCGGTGCGCGTCAGCAACACTCGGATCGGAGCGTGTGCTGGTTTGTGTGCGTGTAGTAGAAAAGCCGAAATAAGCATTCGTCTGGTCGCTTAAAGAACCATCAGAAGCCGAAAGCCGTAAGCGATCACGAGGGAATACGAGACTCCCGGTCATCAATTTACGCTCGCCGGCGCCATCACCGTCTTTTGAAAGCCTAACGCCTCCCGATAAGTAGTTGGTCTGATTGCCTCCATATACTTTATGCATCGTGGAAACTCGCGTTCCCACCGGGGTTTCTGTGCCGATATAAATATAGGCATTTTTGACTGCGCCGGCGGCTTCAGCAACAACTCCAGCGCCACCACCAGATCCAGTCAAGCCAACCCAGTCTGTAACACTCTTGAAGCGAGGAGGACCATAATAGCCCCATGGAAGAAGCGTGGCATCGCTTCCGCCGGCCTCTACATCGTCATCTATGTCGACATATACATATTTGGACCGATTAGGATATTCGCCATACTGCTTTAGTGCTCTAGCACTTTCGTCCCACTGATGATATACATCGCCGATTCGGCGCGCAATAAAGTTGGGCGAAGTGGGGTCCAAGCTGAGGTTGTCAAATCTTTCTAATACTTGAACGTTGTTGTCAGTGTCCAGAATAGCGCGAATCACAACCGAGAACGTTCCATAATCTGTTGTCGTACTGGTAGCAACTCGAATATTCTCAATAGAGACCTTACAGTTCTTGCTTAGCCATGCACCATGGCCGCGGCCGACTAGTCTAAAGAGCTTCTTTGCGCTAGTGGGCTGATAGCTAGCGGCGGCGCCAAGATCCTGGCCGATGAACCAACCTGCGACGGCTTCATTATAGCTGATGCCATTCATACCGGCGGGCCCACGTGGAGCACTAGAACCAGAACCAAGAGGAAGAATAACGGCCTGGGTCTCAGCGGAAGTAACATCGGTGCCACCTCCAGTTAAGCTATCCGTAAGGCCTTCTCGTAATTCTTGCTCAAACGACTCACCGAGAAAATAGAGCTTTTCAGCAGAAGCGGCGTAAAAACTAGACGCGGCGGAATTTCCCAACTGAGGGTTCGTGTTGAACTTTTTGCGCAGGAAGTTTTCAGAGTCATCACTAAAGTTGAATGTAATCTTCTCCTGTACCCCAACACAGCTAGCACCAGTGCAGGATCCAGTGATAAGAACGGTATAAAGACCATTAGCATCGGATCCGATAACCATTCCAACGCCTGCTTCATTCTGAGAGCGGGCTGCTGCGACTGTAGATCTTCCACTGCCGCCTCCGCGAAGGGTGCCACTCAAATAAACAGAGGCCGATGCATCTACGTACCAAATGGCCGCAAGCTTTCCAGTTCCTAGGGTCGCATCAGATCCTGAAGTGAAAACAAACATTCCGTAAGCGCCACCGTTTTGTGTGAGCTGGGTGGTGGCCGGACTGTTTAAGGTTTTCCAACCTGCCTGTCCAGTGGTGGATGCGTTGGTGTTCTGGGTACCCAGTAGACGCACATACGTAAGTGGAGCTACATTTGCTCTCAAGAATGCCTTTGCGGCATATGTTCCATACATTGGCGATTGGGCGTTACCGTTTCGATAAACATCCCCTCCCCGGTTTCCCGGTACGGTTTCTCCAAATAACTCCACAAATTGCGAATAAGACTCTACTTGCACCGGTTGCATAGCAAGACCGCGCGTGGAGCGGCCAACAATAACTGGGCCAATAGCATCAGCAGATTTGGGGACGAAGGAGTTGTCTATCTCATTGATAAACACTCCAGGAGATACAAACTTAAAGCTCTTCACAGACATTACAGTGTTCCTCTTTTAAAAAATGACTTAATTGATACGTCAATCATTATTTAAATAGTATTTTCCACCTCAAAAAGCTCTATCATTACTAATAAAACATCTTTTTCACTTCAGGAACTAGTCTTCCCAAAAAGTTATATTTCCTTTCGGCACTGTAGATTCCGAAGGGAACTGATATTCCACAACATTTTCATCCACTCTCACTAATGGTCTATCATCACTAGGGCCATCTCCTATTAAGTATCCGAGAACCTTAATTGTGATCTCACTAGTAAACATGCGCATGTCTTCGCCTAAATTGCTAACATTATTGTTGTGAGAGAACCCTTGATCAACGAATCCCTCATACAAGTGCCCATTTCGTCGCATAACAAAAGCATTAATCTGCCCTGTTCGTGTTATAAACGGAGTCATTAGGTCATTCATCTGTTGCTGATACTCAGTCTTGATCACCACTTTGTAATCTACGTTTATATATACCGGGATCGGAATCGAAAGAGATTTGATAACCACTTTAGTATTAACTCTCGGATAATACTTTTGCTTGTTACTTTTACCAAGGGTACTTCGCATCCCAGAGGCTATAGCAAAGTTTTGGGTCTTACGAGGCACAATCTTTTGTGCAATAACAAGCCTGCCCGACCGACCATTAAGATTATCGGAAAAGATCTGAGCTTGAAAGGAGCCTTTGCGGGACGGATCCTTGGTAATGCCGGTTCTCTCTACGCTCACTATGGGAAGCTTAAGGGCGCCGGCGTCATCTCTTAAATCCTTGTTATGCTTAATTTGATATGCTCTCTCGGGCGCTTGCCATAAAATGTTTATTTTTCCAAAGCCTTCGTTAGAGTTAGTGGACAGTCCAATCTGCTTCACCCAATCTACAAATGCCTGATCAATATCTTCCATAGAAGAACCAAGCATCCCTATCTCACTCAAAGTATAGTTAGCCTTGTCAGTAGGCAATAAAGCAAAATCAAAGTTTTTAGGTAGCATCGAATAATCCCTTTCTAGCTCTCTTGCAAGTAGCCGCAATCTCAAAACTATGCTCTACTTGGCCAAATAGCTTTTTAGGCTCCGAGAGTTTTACAATTTCGTAAAAGAAATCGCCGTAAAGCACGAAATCGCCCTCTCGTACATACAAGTTTTGATCTTCGGTCAATCTACGACGATGAAAGTGGACCGCAATCTCCCAACTTTTATCAATTCCGGCGTTTTCCAAATAGCTCGTTGAATATTCGGTAAATTCAACAAGCGCATAAACCCTGACAGGGGGCAAATAGGTCTTTTCAATCGCTTCCCCATATAGGCTATTAAAATTAGTTGTTTCTAAGTCGATAGGATAATACAAGATCTGTTGACCGATGACTTTCTCAATAAGCTCATCATTGACCTGTTTTACCAGATCTCGCTCTTTTTTACCTAAGAAGAGAGGCGGAGGAGGCTGTTTTGGTCTTTTCCAGTCATCGGCCATAGTTCAACTATCCTACAAAAATGGGTAACGGAGTCACCTTGAGTACGTTCGTGGCCGCATCTGTAAGTTCTTGATCCTGCTTTGCCAGAGCCGGGTATTCCACCTCTTTAAGCATTTCCCTAAGCTTTTCCTTCAGTTCGGTCTGTTCGTCTTTAGCCTGCGAGAGCAACTCGGAATGATTTAGTGTGACGCTCTCGCCTGGAATCGGCATTGTGGTAAACTTGCCTCGAATTTGACCAAGCATCTCCTTACATAATGCTAAAGAGTACTTTCGAATCCACTGTTTGCCCATCGAGTTAATGTTTGCATAAGGCACATTATCAAAAGGAACCGTATTTAAATTATTGACCCCTTGAATGCCAGTGTCATAAGATCCGGTCTGATAGGGCTCCATATCTACATAAAATTTCACCCACATGCGATCGTTATAGTCATCAAAACCAAAATTACTGGGTGTGGGGAAAAGGCGCAACTTATTGTCTATAAGCTCATAAGAGTAGTGTGACGTCCTAGTAAAAATGGAATCCTCGTACATAATGGCTTGCATTTTATTTTGCCACGTAGGGATAACCTCGAAAGTAGAATCGTCAGCAAACTGTCCATAGGTGGACATATTTCCGACCACGCCAATGCCTCCATAGTACCCAAAGAAGCGCCACATAGCACGTGGAGAGCGATAGAAAACTCTTGTCACCAAAACACGCTTCTTGCCCACTTTTCCAGCGTAAGGGACCGGTTTGCCCCCATCATCCAAGCCAGTATCTGATGCCGCCTTGATGATCTTCTGAAGATCGTAATCTTGTTGACCTGTGACAGGTTTAAAGGATGCAGAATATTGTGGAAAGGTTCCACCAAAGCCTCCTGCTGCAGCGGCACCATCACCCACTCTTCGTGAATAACCTAATGAAAAGCGCGCATATTGAAGGCTCGCACTGGTCGGACCTGAAGTTCTATTTCCCTTATGATCAAACGTTCCCGTCTGAGATCCTAGAATGGAGGACAGAACATTCTTTCCTTGGTGGAGGTTGATCATATAAGAATATTCTAGAACCGCCTCTTCGTAGGCCGCGTATACATTAGAGGGGGTTAGCTCAATATCAACAACGTCTCCCCCTAATTTCTTATACACATAATTAACCTGAAGGGATGCTCCGCTTAAAAACGGAATCGATGCATTATAAACCCCAAATGGACATGCTTGCGCTACTTGCGCAGCGGAACCAGTAGAAGTAAGGACTATCGCGCTAGTTTGCGATCTAGGGCTCAGGTTAGTAGGCATTCAAATATTCTCCCTCACTATAAGTAGTAATCTCAATAACAAAATTCCTACACAAGTATAGGCTCATCGTTAAAAGGAAAATTATTTATGCTGTTGCAGTCGTTGTCTTCTTTTTTGTGGTTCGTTTTCTCTTCGTAGTAGACTTCGTTGCGGTCTTCTTACGAGGAGTTGCTGTCTTCGTTGTTTTCTTCATTGTTGGGGTTGTGGTTACGGCCTCGGGTGCTTCCTGCGTTAAAGTAGGTGCAGTAACCACAGCTTCTGGGATCTCAACTGTAGGTGTTACGTCGATGGCCGTATTTTTAGCCGGGGGCACATCGTCGGTCGAGGTGGTCTCTGCGATTGAGGTCATAGCCATCTTCATTCTCGGATGTGCCGAGTGTTTTGCGTTAAACTTTTTGGTTGTAAGCAATCTTCTTTTCTTGCCCATAAAAAACTCCTGTTTTATGTAGTAATTAGTCTAAAAAAGCGAAAATCTCAAAAATTTGCGGGCGAAAAAAATGAGCAGATCGTCATTTTCAAAAAAACCCCCCAATCCGAAGAAAGGGGGGATTAAATATAAAATATATTTTATTTAGTATTTCTTTATCGGCTTATCCAAAAACAACGGCCGCGGCGGTGTTGGAAAGGCCCACCACCATCCAGTCGTCACCATTATAGCATGCTAGCTGAACCCAGTCGCCCACCGCTGCTCCTCCGCTTTGATCGAAGATAATCTTCGTATCGCTAGCGCTGGCAGTATCTTTACCGTTGTGAGCCGTAATGTTGCCAACAAAGTCTTCGGTGGCAGCGGCTTGAACAATATCCACATCGGCCGTAGCATCAACAAGCCAAAACGTAAATGTAAGTCCTGTTGCCGCAGAAGGCAAAGTAACATCGTGCGTAGTCGAACCATCAAGGAAAATAATTTTCCCCGAATCGGCTGCAGTTAAAGTTGTATTTGCGGTAGTCGTCTTAGTCGCTTGCTTCCGCATTTGAAGCGCATTTTGATTTTCGTTAATCAGGCTCTTAATTCTAGCCCAACCTACTCTTTTTGTTCCCATAATATATTTCTCCTTATATAATATTGTTAAGGTCAATTAACGAAAGGATTTCTCCTCTCGCCTATAACTAGTTTCAGGCAAACGAAAGCCCCCGTCAAAGACGGAGGCTTTACATTTATATTGCTACTAGTGTTTAGCTAGTTGCGCCGGCTTCACCGATAAGACCGCGAACAACCACGATACCATAGAGATCAGGACGAACCATCTTCTTGGCATAGCGAGTCATCACGCCCTTACGGGGCACGAAGTCCTCTGGTCCAAAGATGGTAGGTGTGGTCTGCAGTGGCACGTAAGGTGCGTACACATATCCGCTTTCAAGGAAAGAGGAACCGCGACGTCCAACGAGAATCACGTTGCGCAGGAAGTATGGGTCAACAATGACGTCAAACTTCTTGGAAAGGCTACCAACCTTAACAGCGCCGATCGAGCCAGTCTCATCATCGTGAGTGACACTAGCACGGAATCCGGCAGTGAACTCAAGGATGTTGGCAACTTCGGGTCCGCAGACTACGAAGTTAGCACCACCACGAAGAGTCTTTCTGTGGATCTGTGCGGACACATCATTGATGGTCTCAGCAAGAGTCTCATACCACTCGCTCACTGTACCTGTGAAGTCAGGGGCAGCGGAGCTAGCACCGATTTCAACACCAGTCTCACGGTTCACGAAAAGACCGGGAGCGCGGGACCAGTAGTAAGTAGCAGCTGT